GTAAAAATAAAGAAAAGGTATAATATATAATATGTCATATGCATTAAACATTATTCAAGATAGAGCAATTGGATATTGGTCATTTTCGGGAAATTTAAATGATTCAACATCAGCATCAAATACGGCTACTGGTAGTGGATTAAATTATGTATCCCCGCCACTTATTACAATTGGTGGATCAGCAATGAAATTAACATCAAAAAATTCATATGCCATAGTTAATAATTCAAATGGTAACTATGAATTTTTATCATCAAATTATACTAAAAACCCAGTAACTATATCATTTTGGTTTAGTTTTAATAATCAATTAAATGGGTCTGGTGCTGGAACAACTCCTTATGTAAATAATCAATTAAATATTATACAAGTAAATGCTGCGGGCGGGGAGCAATGGGACCAATACACAGGTTACTTAACTGGTCGTATAGTTGGTTATTTAGGTAGTGCTTATATTGCTATAGTAGATATACTAGAGAAAACACCACCTCAAAAAAATAATAGCCCATCTTCATCCCCTAATCAATGGAAAAAATTAGATTCAATTGCTAATATTTATTATGATTATTTAACAAATACTATGAGATTTTCTTTTCCTGGTACAAACAACTCAGATGCTTATATTGTGTTAGATAACCATGAGTCACAATTTTATGTAGTGGCATCATATAATAAAAACTCTATATCTATTAATGTTAATGGAGTAGAAGGTGTTGGTGGTTTAGTTAATGATCTTACAAATATGAATCTTACAGTAAAAAATAATTTAGGTATTTTAATTGATGGAAGCTCTATAACTGGATCTACTTCATTACCCATAAATTATTTAATAAATTCTTTATCTATATTTAATTATCAATTAAGTTTAGATCAAATTAAAAAACATTTTTTATGGGCTTTTAATGATGGTAAACCAAAATATCAAGCATTAACAAATACAAATACATCACAGTTTTTATTTGAAGAAACTCCATCTGAATACGCAGATTTTTTGTACCTTGCTGGTAATGATTTTAAATCATATGGAAAATTAAATAATTTAGTAGTAGGTAATGGCGGGCTTAATCCAATAATAGTTACTAAGCCATATTTTTATAGTTTTGATGGTATTTCAGCATCTTCAATTAATTCAACATCAGGAATTACATGGAATAGTTTAGGGGCAGTTATTTTTGATACCCCAGAACTGTATTTTAATTTAACATCTGGATTCTCTATTACAACACAGATATCAAATAGAAGCAGTTCAGCAAATCAAATTTTATTTTCTTTATCAAATTTAACTGATGAAAAAAATATTTATTTAGGCTATAATGCAACTTCATCTGCCTATACAATAGCAGAATATGATAATTACACTGCTTCTACAACTATATTAGGGTCAACAACATTTACTTCAATATCCCCAAGTGCAAACATTGCTTTGTCTTTTTCTAGTGGTTCTATTTTTACTTATATTTCAGAAAATTCTGTGACAGGATCAATAGTAGTTCCAAATATATCATATACATTGCAAGATGCATCTAGTATTGAAATAGGTAATGCTAACTATAATCAAAAAACTTTTAATTCATATATTAAAAATTTCAATATGTCTTCAGTTCCTATTTTAACTAGTTCTACATTTAATTCTTTAGATTTTACATCAGCATCAATAGTTATGTTTAGATTTACTAATACTTCTAATCCATTTTTAATTAGTTCCTACGGATCCTGGGAGTACCTTGTTCCAACATCAATGTTTGGTGACACACCAATAAATACTCAAGTTGACTGGAGTTCTATGGACAACTGCAATGTTTCAGTATCCTTAGATGGTGGAAGCACATATAGCACTGTTGTAAAAAATCAACCAATAACAAATTATAATCTTTTAGGAACCAATTCAAATATAAAATTTAAAGTAACTTATCCAATAGAACATAATATTGAAACAAAATTTCAAACGTTTTTTGATTTATCTTATTTATCATATAATGATTTATCTTTAATGTCCGATGGAGAAGGATATATTATGTATCCAGTAACTGGAAATGGATTTTTAAATCCTTATAATCTTAAAGCTAATGGTTTATCATTGTTATCACGACCACAAAATTTTGGAATAAAGTTTTTTAGTGACTCTAACAAAGGGGCGGGATCTGCAAGCATTTCTGTACCATCTACATCATCATATAATGCAATTGAATTTTGGTATAGACCAGATAACTTGCCAACACAATTTTTAAGAACAAATATGTTTAATTTTCCATCTTTTGAATATACAGCAATTGTTTATGTAAATAGAAATGTTTCAATAACTGGCGCATTTTTAACAGGTTCAGTAACTCCATTATATGGAGCATCGGTTATGGGGGTAACAGGGCTATCAGTTGGTAATCCAACAAGAATATCTTTTTATGCTAATCAAAATGCAACAACATCCGCAGAATATGTATTTCATACATCTGTGCCAGGTAAAAAATATACAATGTCTGCATATATAAAAGATGTAGCTACACCATCAGGTAGCGCAATAGCAAGAATCCAATATTACAATTCTACTGCATCAACTGTAGTATTAAGTACAACATCTAGCTATTTTCCAATATCTACCTCATCTTGGACTAGAGTGTATGTTACTGCATTAGCACCAACTTCTTCTACAGCTTCACTTAATGGAGATAAACTTGTATCATCAATATTGTCTGGAAGCAATACAGTAGTTACGGGTCTTCAGTATTATATTGATGGAGTTTTGATAGAACAAAGCGATTCTTTGCAAGATTATTTTGATGGAAGCTTTACTGGTGCAAGTTGGTCTGGTACAGCTAATAGGACTACATCAAATTTTTATGGTGCAAGTGTTTCTAATTATATTTTAAATAATGTATCTGGAAGTTCTGCTTATCCAGCCATATGGATCAATATATTTGGAAGATTTCAATCTTTGGGCGGGACTTTATATATTAATGGTGCTTCTGTTCAAGACAATACATATTCTCCAGTAATTGATGATTTATATCATTTGACTTTATCTTTGTCTAGTCCAAATACATCAGATTTATATTTAAATGGTTATACCTGGAGTAGTAAATTAATTCCATCTACAGGCACATATGGATATCTACAATTTTGGAATTCAACTCCAAGTTCATCAGATATACTAGCAAGATATAATAGTTTTATTCAGCCAGCTAACTCAACGGTAATTATGGATAATAAAAATACTAAAATATATTCATCATCTACAAGAGAATACTACTTGACGCATAAAATTGGCATTTAGTTGTTCATAAATTTCGTTTTCGTAAATAATAATGGTAAAATCTATTTATGGCTAAAATGAAAGTAACAGAAGTTGAAGAAGTAAAATATGGTATTTATGTATGGCAAATGCCAGATGGATCTATTGTAACTGACGATGAAGGTCGGTATTTAAATATTGCTGCAATGAAAGGTGATATTAAAAAACTTAATATTTTGCGAAAAGCAGCAAAAAGTTACGGTTTAGAAGAGGGTCAACCGCTATGGTTCTCTGGTCATAGGCAGGTCAGCGATGATGAATATTATGAGCAAAAGCAAAGAATGGACTGGGGCTTAATCCCAGATGAATTAGATGTACCTGCAATTAAAGAAGATTTAGAACAAAAAAGAAAAATGGGGCTTTATAAATAATGGCTATGATAGTTGATGATGCTGAAGATGAAGGCATCCAGGTAAGAATTGATAATCCTATTAAGAAAACTCAAGAGTCTGATTTTGAAGACCCCTTTATGAAACCTTGGGATGAACTTCAAAAATTTGATGGTCTTAGCACTAATTTTAAACGTAGAGCAAATAGGCTAGAAAAATCCTTTACTGGCAAAGATGATTCTAAGTCAAAAAAATTAGATCCACTTGATTTAACAGGTTATTCCCTGTTTATGATTGTACAACCACCATACAATGTCATGTATCTATCACAGCTATATGATATTTCACCATTTCATCACTCAGCAGTTAATGCTAAAGTTTCCAACATTATTGGCTTAGGATTTGATTTTGAAGAAACAAGAAAAACTGTTGAAAGAGTTGAAGACGTACTTGGCGATCCCAAAAAGCTAGATAAAATAAGAAGAAACATTGCTCGTGGTAAAGAAGACCTAAAAGAGTATCTAGATAGTTTAAATTCAGATGATGATTTTCTAGAAACAATGAAAAAGATTGTTACAGACTGGGAAGTAACTGGAAATGCTTATTTAGAAGTTGGTAGAACTTCTACTGGTAAAATTGGCTATATTGGTCATATTCCTGCTATTACAATGCGTATCCGCCGTCATCGTGATGGCTTTGTGCAAGTTGTTTATAACCGCTATACATTTTTTAGGAATTATGGGGACACAACAACTGAAGATCAAATTGGTACAGACCCAAGACCAAATGAAGTAATTCATTTTAAGAAATACACCCCAACCAACACATACTATGGTCTTCCAGATATTCTTTCTGCAAAAAATGCGGTTGCTGGTGATGAATTTGCACAGCGTTATAATTTAGATTATTTTGAAAATAAGGCTGTCCCAAGATATGTGATCACAATTAAAGGTGCTCGTCTAAATGCAGATTCAGAAAGAAAACTTTTAGAATTTTTCCAGACAGGTTTGCGTGGTCGAAATCATAGAACTTTATATATTCCGCTTCCATCTGATGGAGAAAATGCAAGAGTAGAGTTTGAAATGAAAGCAATTGAAGCAGGAATTCAAGATTCATCATTTAAAGAATATGCAATTGAATCTCGTGATCGTATCCTTATGGCTCACCGAGTTCCAATTTCTAAGATTGGAACCCCACAAGGGGTATCTCTTGCAAATGCTAAAGATGCAGATAAAACATTTAAAGAGCAGGTGTGTAGACCAGCACAAGATTATGTTGAGAAAAAGCTTGAAAGAATTATTGCAGAAATGACAGATGCGTTTAAACTTAAGTTCAATGAACTTACACTTACAGACGAAGAAACTCAAGCTAGAATTGATGATGTTTACCTTAAAGATCAAGTTATTGTTCCAAATGAAGTTAGACTTCGTAAGAATTTAGCTCCAAGAGCTGGTGGGGATGAACCATTAGTAATTGGACCAAAACAGCAAGCAGAAGAAAAAACTGATGCAAACGGAACAAGGCAAAGAGATCAAAAAAGAAATATCACTGCTCCAGACAAACAAGGTGATGCAAGAAACCCTCAAGGTGAAGGCAGAAAAGTAGAATAAAATTTCTCTAATTTTGTATTCATATAATTTGTTGGTATCATAGTAACAAGATGAATATTCAGAAAACCACATGGTCGAATGGAAGTCACAACATGGTTTTGTCTTTCCCTTTCGCCAAAGTAGATAAAGAAAATCGAACGGTATCTGGTTTCGCAACATTGGATAATGTTGATCGACACGGAGATATTGTAACATCGGATGCAAGCAAGGCTGCATTCGAAAGATTTCGTGGGAATTTGAGAGAAATGCATCAGCCAATTGCTGTTGGTAAAATTTTATCTTTTAATGAAGAAGATTATTATGATGCAGAGTCTGGACAAAATTATAAAGGTGTCTATGTAGATGCCTATATTTCAAAGGGTGCAGAGGATACTTGGGAAAAGGTCCTTGATGGCACCCTTACTGGTTTTTCAATTGGTGGTAATATCGTAGAAGCTTCAATGGAGCCTGGCGATAATGAAGAAGCAGAAGAAAGAAGAGTTATACAGGCATATGATTTAAATGAATTAAGTCTTGTTGATAGCCCAGCAAATCCACTAGCTAATATTTTTTCCATTCAAAAAATGGGAGATGAATTAATTTTTAAGGGGATGGCAACAGAAGTTGAAACAGAAAATGTCTTCTGGTGCAAATCAGATCAGATTGCTACATCGGATTCGAATAGCAAGAGAAATTGCAGCATTTGCGGAGATTCAATGGAGACCATTGGCTGGGTTGAAAAATATGGCGCAGACTCTTCTGAATCTATTAAAAAAGTTGTAGATGGATATTTAAGAAAGGATGATGCTCCAGGTCCAACACATGGACCAAATGGAACATTAGACTCTCCATCAGCACCACTAAATGTTTTAGACTCTAAACAGACAGTAAATCTTCTTCCCGATCAGGCTGGTAATAATATCAGCACAACAAAGGGAAAGAAAAAGAAAAAGAAAGATAATAAAATCAGCAAAGGAGGTAACATCGTGGATAACGAAAACCTAGAAGAACTAACGGAAGACCAGGCTGAAGAAATCAATGAAGTTGTTGAGGACAGTGAAGACACAGTAGTAGAAAAAGCTGCTGAAATTTCTGAAGTAGAGGTCGATGAATTAGACTTCACTAAGATGGTTGATGACCTCAAAGGCTTTGTTGGAAATAAGCTTGAGAAAAGTTTGGGACAAACAACTGCCCAAACAGAAGAAATTCGTAAAGCCCTAGATGCAGAAAAGGCAGATCTTGTAAAAAGATTTGTGGCGGTAGAGGCAGAAAAAGAAGAACTTAAGAAATCAGTAGATGAACTTAAGTCAGTTGTAGAGACTTTGCAGAAGTCACTTCAAGATACTCAGAATAGAGTAAATTCAGTTGAAAATGATACTGCAATCAAAAAGTCTGGTGAGGTAGATAATACTTCCGAATCAGCACTAATTAAGAGAAATGATTTCTCTTGGCAAGGTTCCTTCCTCGGAGCTAACGACCTATAACTAAATAAAAATAAAATAACTACTAGAAAGGTAGGTGAAAAAAATATGAGTAACGAACTTTTACAGAAAGTAATTGATACATCCAATCTTGGTACAAACGCTGGTTTGACAACAACAGGTGAAGACGGTGTACAGGTTAAAGGTGGCGCAGGTCTTCTTTACCCAGATCAGGCTAATCGCTTCCTTGACTACATGTGGGATGCAACTATTCTAGCTAAGTCAGCCCGTACAATCCGCATGCGTTCAAACACAACCGAAATTGATCGTGTTGCAGTCGGTCAGAGAATTATGACAGTTGCTAATGAAGATAACCCTCGTGATTACACAGGTAATACTTCTGGCAACTCTTATAGTGCTGCTGGCGCATTGTTCTCAAAGATTTCTTTGACAACTCGCAAGCTTCGTCTTGACTGGGAACTATCAGCTGAAGCTCTAGAAGACAACATTGAAGGTCCAGATCTTGAAGACCACATCGCTCGTCTTATGGCTACACAGGCTGGTAATGACGTAGAAGATGTTTTGATCAATGGTGGTCAGTACAACAGCTACGACTCAGCATCATATGCTGGTCTTATGTCAGCATTCAACGGTTTCAAAGCACTTGCAGCAGCAAATGCTCACGTTGTAGATGCAGCAGGTTATGGTATCGACAAAGATGTATTCAACAAAGCTATCAAGGCAATGCCTCGTAAGTACAAGCAACGCCGTAATCAGTTGAGATTCTTCATTGGTTCAAACCTGTCACAAGACTACTTGTACAATTTGACTAATACGCAGAACAACTTCCTTCCATTTGATATCTCTTCAGGTATCATTCGTGGAGATGTTGCTGCTAATGATGGTGGTCCAGGTGTTGTAACACCATTCGCTTTTGGTATCCCAGTTATCAATGTGCCTCTGATGGATGAAACATTGTCAAGCCCACAGGGTGGTCTTGCAGGTGATCTTCACCTAACATTCCCTCAGAACTTCATTGTTGGTATCAAGCGTGATGTTGTTGTATACCGTCTCTTCCAGCCAAAGAAAGATACAATTGAATACACACTATTCATTCGTGTCGGTTGTGCTATTGAGAACTACGATGCACATGTACTTGTTAAGAATATTCAGGTTGGCGGTACAGCACCTTCAACAGTATCTTCTTACACTGGTTCATACGGTTCGGTAACGAACGGTGCACTAACCCAGAACCCAAGTCAGGTAAGAGGTTCAAATACGAACCTTGGTCCAGGCTCAGGCACAGGCTACGGTACATTCTAATAGAATTATTAGGACATTGGATAAAGGGAGCATATATTGGCTCCCTTTATTCATTTTATTTACTATTTGGTATAATAGATATTACATAGAGAAAGGACTAAAATGTCGTTTGATAATTTAAAAATAAAAGAACTTAGAGAAGTTGCCGATTCTTTTGCCGTAGAAATCCCAGCAAAAGTAACAAAGCAACAGTTAATTATGCTTCTTGAAGAAGAAGGAGTAACATATAGTACATACCAGAAGTTTTATGAAAGCGAAAAGGTTGAACTAGATGCTGTTAGAGAAGCAGATCCTAGAGCACAGTATCAGGATCAAAATATAGTTTTGGTTAAAATGGTTAGAGGAAATCCATCTTATGAGTGGAGAGGTTTTACCTTTACAACTCGAAATCCATATTTACCTATGCCTGAAAGGGCAGCCCAGGCACTTTTTGATGAAGTGCAGGGATTTGTATTAGCTACACCTAGAGAAGTCCAGGAATTCTACGGCTAATACTTGGAGGAATAAGTGCAACAAGTTCATAATGGTATTCAAGACAATATTGAACTTGCTATTTATAGCAATGGTACATTAACTAATGCTGATGGAGCTGTTTTAGTTAATATTACTGATGCAGATAGTGGAACAGTTTTAATAACTAATGCTTCTGCTACTAGTCTGCCCCCACTTGGAATATATTCGTATACCTTGACCCCAGATGTAACAACAATTGATAGGGTTCTTCAGATAGTATTGTCTTATTCTATCGGGGGCAAATCTACGTCTCAAACACAATTTGTAGAAATTAAAACTCCATATGCTACAGTAAGCGATATCATTCAATACTATAACCTGGGGGCAAAACCCTCAGAAAATAATTATAAATCTGCAGAACAAATTGTTAATGCTGAAAAGATTGCTAGAATGCAAATTAATAGTTATACTAATCAAGATTTTGGCAAAAGATATGGGTCTCAAGAATTTTTTGGTAGTGGTAGCGATGCTTTACAACTTATTGAAAAAATGATTACTTTAGATAAAGTTTATGAAAATAATGCTCTTGCTATTGATTATACAGCAAGCCCAACTTATAATATTTTTGGGTTTAATGTAGAGATTACCCCAACAAATAATGCTGTTAGAATTATTAATGATTATGCAGATGTAAGGTATGACAATCAGGTTGATCCAACTATATATTTATATGGAAGATTTAGAAGTGGTAGCAGATACACTCTTTATGGAACAATTGGCTATAAATATGTTCCACAAGATATTAAATTATGTTCAATTTTGTTAGCTGGAGATTATCTTTCCCGTGACTATGAGTGGAGAAATAAATATTTAAGTAAAGTTGATCTTGCAGAAATTTCATTTGAAATGCATAATGGTGCTTTTAGTGGAACAGGAAATGTTATTGTAGATCAAATTCTTGATAATTACCGAAACCTTGGAATTATAGTGATATAAATGATTAATAATTCTTTTATAGGAAGTATTATGAATATGACTTGTGACATATATGTTCAAAAAAATACACAATTACCTAGTGGATCTTTTGAAAGAATGTGGGAATATAAAAAAACTATTAATTGTAAAATTGAACCAATTTCTCAAAAAGGTGCGGGAGTTCGTGGAGATGCAGAATCTTTTGGAAAAGGCGTAGATGGCTTTATAGATTCACTACAACTTAAAATGAAAACATTAGAGTATCTTAGCAAAAGACAAAGAGTTTCTTTAATTAAAAGTAATGACGGTCAATCTATGTTTTTAGAGGTTGATAAAATGGGTCAAGATGATACAATTTTTGATGTTGTATCGTGCCATCCAGTTATAGACCCATTTGGTAAAATTAGTCATTATTCAGTAAATCTAAGAAGGGCATCTATTCAAAACAATGATACAGTTCAAAATTAATGCAGATGATTTATTAAAAGAACTAGAAGCTAAATACCAAGGTATTCAAGAACTTACATCTAGGGAAACAAAAACTCAACTTGCTAAAGCAGTATTTACAATTACAACAAAAAAATTTTTGCGGGATTTTAGCTTAGAAGCAGCAACAAATCCATCTGAATATTCCCATCTATATGAGTTTGGTTCAAATTGGGCAAGCAGATATGCATATGTTGGCACACAAACTAAATACAAAAGACTGTTTAGATTGTTAAGAAAATCAGTAAATTATGGTGCTCTTACTATTAATGCTAGATTTTTACCAGCTCATCAAAGAACTCCTATACCACCACAATTACAAACTGGCAAGCGTCAGGTTAAATTTAGTGGAATCTTTAAAGACAAAGCAAGTGTTATTGATAATAATAAACCAGTATCTTTTACAACAAAAGACTATATAGCATTTTTATCTTCAGATAAAGAAACTATTAAATTTGTGCCACCAGGTAAAAATATAAGAATATTACACCCAGGTGGTACGAGGGCAAATCATGCATTTCAAAAATTTTTTGAAGTTTGGTTTGATACTAAAGCTACTGCTTCTGTTGAAGAATCTGGTATGATAGAACAGTTGTCAAGAACAACTGCAAAAGCCCTTGAATCAAGAAGGGCGGGTAGGCA